GGAAGACAAAAGATTGCCGAAAGGTGGCGTAGTGAGATTATCAAAATTGGTGATCATATGCGCAGAGGAAAGCCTGGTGATATCAGAGCTATCCTTGAATCTGAACTCCTTGCAAGGATTGATGGTGAAGAGCAAGGTAAATTCTTACGCTTTGCAATGGAAATGTCCAAAGTAAATGAACACTTAAGTGGTGATTTTACTAAGCGTGGAATACTTCAAAAGATCAAAGGCTATAAGACAGCCTTGGCACTTGAGCAGGATGCTTCCTCATCTGGTGCTCAGATCATTGCTTTAACCACCAAGAATAAGCAACTCGCACAGTTATCTAACGTTGTGGCTACGACACAAAAGCAGCGTCTCTATGATGAGATTGCTGCTGCTACCTACAACGATCCTCGATTCAGAAAGCTTAATGAGCGTTTTGGATTGACAGAAAAAGACCTTAGAAAAGCAGCTAAAGCTCAGAATATGGTGACGTTCTATGGTGCTGGTGAAAGAACTGGCATTATGAACGTTGAAAATAAACTTGGCAAAGCTCTTGGCAAAAATGAGGGAACTCTTGTTGTCAAAGCTGCTGATCGTGACACAGTTTTAAATGAGATTAGTGCTCGAATGGCTCGGTACGAAAAGCTAGACCCTGATACTTACAACGAGTTAAAGCAACTACGGCAAGATGTGAAGGATGTGTTCAACAAGGGATTAAACCCTGGTGATGACATCATGGAGCAGCTGTATTTCCTTGACCCGAAGACACGGGATTTAGTTGAGAAGTTGACAAGGCAATATGATAGTGTCGTTACACCAAACGACTTTCAACAGATTGCCATGATTATGAGTGACCATTTACGTGAGCAAGTGCCAATCCTTAAGGACTTTACAAAGTTCTTTGGACGCCTTGCTGAAGACTATTTAACCAATGCTAAGCCTTCTTCGTCAGCCTTTGACTGGAAGACCATTGGAAAGATTGCTCTTCGTGGTGAGAAAGAGAGAGGCTATGTGCTTCCTGACTGGCTAAGCGAATTGTTTGGCCTTAAGAAAGGGCAACCAGTATCTGAGAAGGTATTGGAGCGTTTCGACTTCTACCGTCCTGATGGACCACTCTCACAACTTCTTTATGGCATTGACTCGCCTGATAACAGACGGACTGGTGCTAAGTACTTCAAGCTTGAGATTGCATCACTGGTTAAGCTCAGTGAAGTTGAAGTGTTTTATGCCAACAAGCTTCCTAAAAGCTGGACCAACATTCCTTGGGTCAATTTTGATGGGAAAACTATTGAGCAAGGCTTCACTCAAACATTCGAAGAACGTCTACGTTACAAAGACAAAGACGGTAAATGGATAACTAACATTGTCCAGATACCACAGAAGACTGCTCCTACTTGGTGGGAAGAACTTCTAAACAAGGATGGCAAAATAAACGATATCGCTGATACGCAGAAAGCGCGCACAGCATTCGCCGTTAATGGAAACCACTCAAATGACGCTACACTTGTGAAACAATTTCACTTGTGGGGTAGAGAGAGTGGAGTGCCTACGTCAACTATTCACGATGCTTTCTTTACGAATGCAGCTGATATGTTGAAAGCTAGAAAAGCTCTCCGTGAGATCTATGCTAGCGCCGTAGACAAAAGCCCCATTAAAGCCACCCTTGATGAGATGCTTGCATGAGGACTCCCAAAGAGTCTTTATGACAAGTACCTCAACGAAGCTATTGACATTGGATTGATACCTATTGCAGGGCGATCTAGAGTTGGTGGCAAGTTAATCACTGAAAAAGACATCCTACATAAATTCGAAGTGCTTGAAGAAATCCCTGGAGGTTTCGAGAGTAACTTTGGATGGTATGGTGTCGGTTAAGCAATGCAGGAAAGCATCCGAAGAGTATTAGGCCTGCATCCCTACTCTTCAGACAAATGGATAAGTTGTACTTACCCTAACAATTTTGGGCTGTGCCCTGGAGAAACATATGGCTGATACGAACAATCAGGATCCAAATACTGATCAAACAAACAATCAACAAACTCAAACTACTGAGACCAACACCAACTCAGGTGGCGGTAGTGGAGAACAGTCGATTGAAAAATTGGTAGAAGCACGTGTAGCTGAAGCCCTGAAAGAAATTAAGGGTAAGCTAGATAGTGCCTACTCCGCACGTGATGAAGCTAACCGCAAACTTGCAGAAGCCACATTGCGTGAGAAAGAAGCTGAATTGAAGCGGATGGAAGATGAAGGCAAGCATAAAGAAGTGCTTGAGCATCGCCTGTCTGAATCGAACGCCAAGCTTGAAGTTGCAGAACGCCGCATTACTGAGTTGACTCGTGATGTTGAAGTTCGTGAAGCTTTGAGTGGTCTTCCTTTCCGGAATGACAAAGCTGCTAAAGTAGCCTATAAGGAAGTCGTGGACGGTCTCGTTCAAGATGACAAGGGTTTGTGGCGGCATAAATCTGGTGTCAGCATCAAGGAGTGGGTTGAAGCATTCTCCAAAGATGAAGATCAGTCGTTCTTGTTCAAAGTGAAATCCTCAAATGGTAGCGGTGCAGGTGGAACCACCTCAACCAATACTGAGTCCAAATCGGGCTCTCTGTTTGCCATGTCCCAAGAGGATGTCTTGAAAATGGCTGCAGAGGGCAAATTGCCTCGTCGCAAATAAGGAAACAAAATGACTGTGAAACTTAACCTGGCTGGTGCCTCCAACTACGTATTGCAAGAGTCTATCTCTGCTTACGCTGATGAAGCCTACACCGCCGCCAAGAAGCTTTCTGGTACTGGTATCGTTGGTTCGAACCCGAACATCGACACTAACACTGAAACCTTCATTGGTCAAATCCGTTGGGAAAAGCCTCTGAACCCAACTATCAACGTTGCATCTCTGACTGATGCTACCGATGGTACGGCTACCACGACTGCTCAGGATTACCTGACTTACATCAAGACTGTTCGTACGCATGGCGTTTCGAAGGTCAACATGCAACAAGTCGTGACTCAAAAGGATGGTCTGGCCAAGATTGGTCGTGACTTTGCCGAAACCAAAGCTCAAGATTAACACAATGCCATTCTGTCGGTTCTGAAGGGTGTTGCCCTGACTGAAGTGCTGTATGGTGCTGCTGCTGGTTCTGGCTTCTCTGGTTTGGGTGGTCAAACTTTCACCAATGACCCGACTGACAAGAAGTAC